TTCTAAAGCATTTGCAGTGACAGGATTAATTTGTAGTTTCCTGCGTTTAAATCCTTGTGTACCACCAGCACGTGGAGTTTGAGATGCACCACCAATTTGTAATGCACCTATCTGACCGGCTCTAGCTTGGTTTTGCAGAGAAGTACGTTGACCTAAAGCTAGTGCTTCTGCAGCTGCTTTTTGTTCTGCTGCCATTTGGTCTAACCTTTGGTTTTGTTGTATCTGTAAATCATTTAAGTATGCAGTTTGCTGCCTTTGCATTTCTGCAAGCTGATTTTGATACTGTGTTTCGCGTGCTTGATTAAAGTATGTTTGAGCACCAGATCCAAAAGAGATGCCTTGATCAATGCCCATCTGTTGGATTTGAGGAATACTATAGCCAGCAGCTTCTGCTGCACGCACTGCCGCTAAACCAGAGTGAGCATAGGTCTCTTTGTTACCACCAAACCTATCAATAAAATCTTTTGGAGTAGGTCCAGGTGTTGTACGATTATCTATCTCATCTGCATAAGGATTATCTATTACTGTAGGAGTAGTTTCTTGTGCTGTTGGTTCTGATTTTGTTTCTTCAGCAGGGGCAGCAGCAGCTGGTGCATCTTTTTTATAAACGTTAACTGTAGTACCATATGTAAACCCACCACCTTGTTTTGCAGTTTTGGGTGTGTAACTATAGATAGGTTTAGGATTTTGTTGTGATGGTACTGACGAATAGTTGGAGTTAACATTACCACTAGCATCAAAATATCTTTGTTGCTCAGGAGTGCGACCAAAGCGCGCCATATAATCTTTTGCTGTCAAAGCCATTAGTTCTCCTCCATATAATTAATGACCCACTCAACAACACTACGCTGCCCGGATCTAAACATAATTTTTTCCATTGTATCTTCAGGGTTAGGGTTGGTGGGTGGGAATGATTCTTCTAATGCAAGGATAAGTCCACGGGAATTCATTCCTAAGACTTCAAGCGTATTGGGGGAGATTGACATTGCTATGCTCAAAGAACGCTGGCATCCGTGCTGCTTTAGTTTCAGAAAGCTCAGGAGCCTTACCTTCATACATTAAGCGATCACTAGAATCCAGCCAAAATTTTTTATCCAAATATTTATCGGTAGTATTAATACCTAGGGGTTGCATCACCCAATTGATAGTTGCCTTGCGGAGTTTATCAAGACTAGGGCTGACAGTAAGCCCCAACTCCCGACAAACAATGCTATTGGCAGCAACGTGAATTTGTTCATCTCTGCTTATATCCGCACTAACTGTTCGCATTCCAGCGTCACCATTAAAGCGGAAGAATGGTAGAAGAACGAAGAAAATTGCACGTTCGGCAACCATTGCTTTGAGGATTGTGTGATCAGGATGCGAAGTCCAAGCTTCCCTGAGCCGCAAAGCTTCCGATTCAGCTTTTTCGTCAACACCGTAAGCATTGGCAATGTAACCAAGTGCCAGGTCGTGATTTTCCTCGTCGGTGACATTTGATTCCAGTAACTCCCTCGATAGTTTTGGTACGTCGGTAGCCAATCCATCACGGATAAAATCTCCCACAGGTAGTTCCATATGTCGCAACGCAAGAGCACGGTGTACCGTCTCTTCCGCTCCTGCCTTGCATAATCCGGCAGTTGTCTGGACTGGTGTCCATTTTCTCTTTCTGTTTAGTAGTTTTTCGTAAGGGTTCATTCTTGACAATCACATGTAATTTCTTCATTTAAAATGTCCTCCAAATAATTCTCTACATCTTCTGCATCTAATGCAGCATATGCGTCTGATTTATCTTGTGTATCACTCATAACTTGAAGTGAATAATAGAGGCTTGTTTGCGGAGACCGTAGCCACTCTTCCACGAATTCATTATCGTAGGTTACCGAATCACTCCACGAGTTGAAACTGTATCCATGAAGAAGTCCTGTGCGATTAAGCATCGTCATGATACCATCTGCAACTCTTTTATAATTTTCCCAGCCTACTTCTGACGCAATCTCTACGTCACCATAGTTGTAAGTTTGTACTCCGAAAGTACCGCTGTCGCGATCGACTGTCTTCGAGATAGGTGGAGCGATTTCTGGTGTGCTAGTATAGCCATCCAGATCCACGCTTCGATAACTGCAACTGGCGGTTGGAGCGATAGCAAAGGCTCGAACCATATTATGCTCGCGAGCGATTGCGGCTGCTTGGTCAATTCCTGAAGCAATTTGAGAGACAAGTTCATAAGCTGCCGAGCGGATAATTTCGTTGTTGTTGTATTGTTCTAATGCACGACCAAATTGATCGTATGTTACTCCGTACCGCCGTAGGAGATTTGCGAGGCCAAGCATTCCGAGTCCCACCTGTCTATCAATTTCAGGCGGGAGGTATTCTCCAGAATCTCCGACAGCTGTCCTACTATGTAGGCTGCACAATTCGGACATACCTTCAACAAATGCTCGTGGGATGTCGTCGAACTCACAGGCTCCAAGATTGATATGCTGTAGTAGACAGGTGCCTCGTGATGGCAGGTATACTTCGAGACAGACGTTACCTCTGATGCGGTTTCCTTCATTGTCATATTTTACTTTGTTTAGCCAGATGTCACCGGATTTGATTCCAAATAATAGTTGTTCCTTAAACGTACAATCCTTCCACCACTCTTCAGTGATGTTGATGCATCGTTTAACCCAAGGTAGTTCAGATCTATTAGCATTGATAAACTCCCTAGCATCAGGATGGGATAAGTCAAGGTGAAGAACAATGGCACCGTTTTTGTAGATCCCACCACGTCTAAGTATTTCATTTAAAGAAGAATAAATTTTACCGAAACTTACCGGACCAGAAGCAGTAACACCTGACTCTCTTGTGTAACCTTTAGGATCAAGTTTAGAAAGATGGATAGCACAACCTGCACCATACCTCAGAGCATGTGAGGCAAACCTCCAGCTTGCTTCAATACCATTTGGTCCTTCCATTTCATTTTCAACTACAAATACTGTGCAGCTGACGGGTAAGCGATGAGTAGGATCATCAATCCATGATTGAACCCGTCCTGTGCGGGAGATATAGTTAGTCATTGAGTAGATCAGTTAAGTTTGGAGGTTTGTAGTTTGGTCCTTTTAAGACCTTACCGTCCGCACGGTAAATAGGTCGAAGATTCTCATCTAGTTTGGACATGTTTGATTTATGGACACGATCCATAGCTTCATCTAGATCCCAACCTTTGTTAGCAGCAAATTGATAGCACACATAGACAAGATCACAAAGCTCTTTTAATTGCTCTGTTTCATCTTTAAAATGAAAAGCTTCATGAAATTCTGACCATTCTTCATCGATCAAAGATTTCTGGGTCAAATTCTGTTTCGGACCAGTCGGGACAAAATAGGCGTCCCGAAACTCCTGAGCTTGTTGTAGTAATGTGGGATAGTTCATTTTCTAGATAGTGGATTGCTTTTTTAAGATCAGATTCTGCGCTATCTTTGTGACCAGCACGGCAGATATATTTAATGGCACAGCCTAGGTGATAGTTTAATTGTTGGTCTCTGATGAAGTCCCAGCATTCAATCTTACCTCTGGTGTAATAAGTGGGTGAGTCGGCCATTGTTTTACTAGATTAGATACGGTGTTAGCTAAGGCAAAGTTTTGACGCTGTAACGCCATGAATAAAGTAATAATATCAGTCTTATCGGCTTTAGGTAGTAAATCTTCAAGCCTTCTTATCTTGAAGTCCTGTTCCACTGTCAACTCTGTAATCGGAGGAGGGGGAAAAGAGTATGGGTTGTTTTGCTCTCCAGTCATAATCATCTGTGGTAAGGATCTTTGCAAGTCTTGCGTTTTGTAATGCAATGTCTTCACCAAGATCCTTCTCAGCAAATGCATCAACAACTGTTTTCCAAGTGTAACCTTTGTCATTAAACAAAGCAACAGCACGTTTAATACCTATACCAGGTACACCGCTGTATCCATCTGTCTGGTCACCTGCAAGCGTCTGTATAAGGTGCCAGCGTTGTCCCTCTGCTTCATCCACATTCACGGTTTCATCCATGTTGTAGAGCGTTCCAGGTATCTGTCTCATATCCTTATCAGGACTTACGATAATGTTACCAGGATATTTGGTAGCGTAGATACCCATACTATCATCTGCTTCAAGAGTCGGTAGTATTACTACTTCGTACTCATCTTTAAGAGCATTGATAACACGTTTGTATCCACAAGGTTTTTTACGATTACGATGCCCTTTGTAAGCAGGCATGATTTCCTTACGAAAGTTTGTGCTATCACTAAAAAATAACACAACTTCAGGTACATCCCACATGAACTGATTTTTAATTTTATTTAGCTCACGCTTAACTGACGCATATGCTT